GATTGCCGCCGAGGCCTCGGGCGTCACCGAGCAGACCTTCTACAACTGGGTTCGCCGCCACCGCGCCTTCCGCGAGCAGATCGAGCACGCGCACGCCGAGGCCGAGGCAATCCTGATCGGCCGCGTCCAACAGGCCGCCGCCAAGGGGTCATGGCGCGCCGCCTGCTGGCTGCTGGAACGCGCCTGGCCGGAGCGCTGGGCGCCCCTCGCCGATCGCGTGGCGCAGGACCGCGAGCTTGACCACGAACTGGACCAGCTGCTGGCCGAGTGAACGCGATCGACTTCATCCGCGACTACTGCCGCCTGGACCTGCGCGCCTTCCAGACCGACTGGCTGGACGAGCTCTTCCGCGAGCAGGGCGGCGACCGCGTCTACAGCCAGGCCCTCTGGGGCGTCCCGCGCGGCAACGGCAAGACCGAGCTAGCGGCGGCCGTCGCTCTCTACATGCTCGTCGCCGACACCAAGCGCGCCGAGGTCTACATCGCCGCCGGCAGCCGCGACCAGGCGACCCTGGCCTACAAGGCGGCGCGGCGCATGGTCGAGGGCGGGCGCCTGGAGAAGGTCGTCGACGTCAAGCCCGGCTACCGCCGCATGCGCGTCCCGCGCACCGACTCGATGCTGCACGTCATCAGCGCCGAGGGCCCGCTGCAGCACGGCCTGCAGCCAACCTGCGTCATCTTCGACGAGTTGTGGGTGCAAAAGAAGCGCGACCTCTTCGAGGCCCTGGCCGGAGGCCTCTTCAAGCGCGACCGGGCCCTGCTGGTCTGCATCTCGACCGCGGGCTACCAGTCAGACTCGCTGCTTGCGGAGGAGTGCGACCGCGGCGAGAAAGGCGAGGACCCGCGTTTTTACTACCAGTGGAACGCCGCGCCGCCGGAGATGCCTTACGACAGCCCGGAGACATGGCGGCGCGCCAACCCGGCGCTCTCCTGCGAGCGGCCCTTCATGCGCCTGCAGGGGCTCGAGGATGACCTGCAGCGCATGCACGAATCCGAGTTCCGCCGCTGGCACCTGAACCAATGGACGGCGAGCGAGGATGCCTGGATCAACGCGGCGACCTGGGACGCCTGCGGCGGGGAGCCGCAGCTGCTCCCGGAGCGCGACACCATCCTCGGCGTCGACGCCTCGATCCGGCACGACTCGACCGTCGTGGCGACCGTGCAGCGCGACGCCGGGGGCGTCTACCACGCCGCCTTCAAGGTCTGGACGCCGACGCCCGGCCGCGAGATTGACCTGGGGCTGGTCATGGCCCATATCCGCGAGCAGGCGCGCCGCTATCACGTCACCGGCGTCGCGTTCGACCCTCAATACCTGCACCATGCCGCGCAGCTGCTCGACGACGAGGGCATCCCCATGGTCGAGTGGCGCCAGGACAACGCCCGCATGGTCCCGGCGACGCGGACGCTGCACGAGGCCGTCGCGCACGGGCGTCTGCGCCATGGCGGCGACCGGATCGTCCGTTCGCACGCCCTGGCCGCCGGCGTCAAGGAGACCGAGCGCGGGCTGCGGCTGAAGAAGACGGAGGTGACCAGAGGACGGGTGATGGACGCCATCGTCGCCCTGGCCATGGCCGTCGACTGGGCCTCGCGCACGGCCGTTCCCGCCCGCTCCGTTTACGAGGACAGGTTCGCCGCGTGAGGCTGTTCGGGCGCAAGGAGAAGGCGCTGACCGTCAACGCCGACGTCGGCGACCTCGTCCAGCAGGGCTGGTCAGCCTTCCCGCTGCTGGGCTCGGAGGCGCAGCAGCGCATCCAGACTGCCTACAACACCGCGCAGGGCGCGAACTACGCCGCTCTCTATCGCTCCAGCCCGGCGCTGCGGCAGGTCCTCGACGGCATCGTCCGCGACGTCGGCAGCCTGGAGCTCCGCCTCTACGAGGAGGTCGCGGCCGACAAGCTGGAGCCGCAGCCCGACCACCCGGCGGCGCTCTCGCTGCGCTACCCGTCTGAGACGCAGAACGCCGGGCAGTTCCTGCGCGGCCTGATCCTCGACAAGCTGATCTACGACAACGCCTACGCCTATCTCGCCCCGGCGCCCGAGCGCCAGCTGTCGCTCTCGCGCATCCCGGCCTACATGGTCGTCGTCCAGGGCGAGACGATCTTCCACGCCGAGAACTACCAGGTCTGGCCGCAGGGCGCCTACCAGGCCGTCGGCTCCTTCGGCGGCGGCGCCGGGCAGCCCGTCGACCTCGCGCCCTCGCAGGTCCTGCACTGGCATGGCGAGAACCCGCTGGACCCGCGCATAGGCCTGTCGCATGTCGACACGCTGCGCGGCGTCATCGCCGAGGACGCCGCCCTGCAGCAGGCCAACGTCGAGCTCGCGCAGGCCGGGCTGCAGGAGCCCTCCTGGGTCTTCCGCCCCGCGGACGCGCCGCCGTGGTCCAACACGGCGCGCCAGGGCTTCGAGGAGGACTTGACCAACCGCATGAGGCGCCGAACGCGCGTGCCCGTCGTGCTGGAGGAGGGAATGGAGATGCGCTCGTTCGGCGTCACGCCCAAGGACGCCGAGATGCTCGCCATCCGCGAGTGGGCCGTCGCCCAGATTGCCAACGAGTTCGGTGTCCCCCGCGGCAAAGCGGGGCTCGCCGAGGCCTCGCAGGAGGACGAGGACGCCTACATGGCCGACGTGCTGGTGCCGATGTGCAAGGACCTGTGCGCCATGCTTAACCAGCGCATCCTCGTCCAGGTCTACAACGACACCGACCTCTGCTTCAGCTTTAACCTCGACGAGCGCGTGCAGGGCAACGCCCGGCTGGTGTCGCTCGTCTCGGCGGCGGGCGCGCCCGTCATGCTGCGCAACGAGGCGCGGGCCAAGCTGAACCTCCCGCCCGTCGACGGCGGCGACGAGCTCGTCACTCCCCTCAACGTCGTGGTCGGCGAGAAGCCCTCCCCGCAGGTCATGCCGCCCCAGGATCCCAACCGGCCGGCGCAGGACGGCTCCTACCGCCGGGAGCAGGGCCCGACGCCTATTCCCTCGGAAAACGCCGCGAAGGCCTTCCAACGTGGCTTCAACACCCTCTCGCACACACTGACCCTCCAGGGGCTGCCGAACGTGCCTCAGGCGCCGTCTGGGCTCTTCCTGCCCGTCCCGCTGGTCGCTGAGGGCGAGTCAGAGCGTCTGCCGCAATTTCACCCGCGGCGCGGGGCTGACATTGAGCGCCAGCACCACCACGTCGACGTCATGCAGGCCGTCGTGCAGCGCCACTACAACCGGCTGGGGCGGTCGCTGCGCGACAAGTCGCTGAAACGTAAGGCCGATCCCGTCGACTGGGAGCGGTGGGACCGCGAGTTCGCCGCTGACGTCAACCGCGAGGCCCGCAGGATCGTCCGGTCAGAAGGCGACGTCTACGCGATGAAGCTGGGCGCGCCGCACGCCTTCGACATGGCCTTCGTCCGCGACTACCTGCGAGCGATGGCCGAGGGGTTCGCCGGCGCGCTCAACGACACCATCCGGGCCGAGATCAGCGACCTCGGCCTTGACAGCGCCATGGCCCGCGCACCCCAGCATGTCGCGAGCTCGAGCGCGAGCCTCGGCGTCAACGTCACTTCCTTCGCGCGCACCGAGGCGGCCAAACAGTCGCCCGGCTACGAGGGGCGCGTCAAGTCGTGGGTCTCTGACACCGACCGCCATGCCGAGTTCGATGGCGACACGGTGGGGATCGAAGAGGACTGGCCAGCCGGGTTTGCACCCGGGTCCGCGCCGGGCTGTAAGTGCTCAATGACAATATCTTGACTGATGGGTTCAGCTAAGGCGCCACATCGAAGCCGTCCCCGGCAGAGCCGCCGGAGCCGCCGGAGGTGTCGGAGCATTCAAAGCCCGTGCGAGACCCGATGATCCCCGGACGCAGCGCGTGGCGGCTCGGCCAGTAGGCGTCGACGTACTCCGAGCAGAAGGCGATGGTCGTGCCGTAGGAGTTGCCCACACTGAGAGTCAGTTCGCAGAACAGATCCTTGCCAGTGTTGTGCATGCCTATCGACAGTTGACACTTGTCTGCGGTGGCGAGGCCGTTCAGGTCGGCGTTTCGCAGGACCCGCTGGCCGTACTGCACGATGGCGCGCGCGCCGATCGAGCGCGACATGGTCAGCGAGTGCGCGCTCGCGACCGCCGGCACGGCTGCAAGTGCTGCGATGGCGGCCAGTACGGCGAGAGGCTTCTTCATGGAGTCTTCTTTCCTTCCTTGGATTGTTGGAGCAGCCTGGCTTCGATCGCTCGTCTGATCCACAAGGTGCGGGGCACGTCACCGCGCGCCTCGTCGACCTTCTCGAGCAGTTCGGCGGGGATCGGGAGACTGATCCTTTGCATGAGCACACGTATATACCGGTAAGCAGGATGCGCAACTAGACGAACGTCTAGGGCGGTGGCGCGGCACCCTTCCGGGATGCCGCGCGGGCTCGGGACAAGCGCGCCGGTCAGGCGACGGCGAGCAGCCGCAGCAGCAGCAGGACCAGAACGATGAACACGATCACGTATACGAGCAGGTACAGCGGGCCGGCGGGCATCACCCTCTGGCTACCCGGGAGGGGATGAGGTGCAACACCTACTGCTAAAGGCCGCCGCGACGGCGACCACAGACCAGGGAGTATTCGAGGCGGTCATCTCGACCGCCTCGATCGACCGCGAGCGCGACGTCGTCGACCCCCACGGCATGGTGCGGGCGCTGAAGGCCTGGGAGCGCACCGGCAAGCAGGTCGTGCTGCGCTACGAGCACTCTCGCGCCCCCGACATGCAGGTCGGCTATGTCGAGCCGCCCTCGGCGCGTGTCGTCGGCGATGAGGTCGTCATCAAGGGCTGGGTCGACCAGAGCATCCCGGCCGGAAAAGACGCCTGGCGGCTGGTGAAGATCGGCGTCATGGGCTTCAGCTTCGGCTACATGGCGACCAAGGCGACGCCGCGGCGCGGCGGCGGCCAGCACATCACCGAGATGGACGTCTTCGAGGTGACCATGTCGCCCACGCCGATGAACAACGACACCCGCGTGCTCGGCTGGAAGGCCGTCATGGACGACAGCGGTGAGGGCGGCGCCGGCAGCCGGGACGACGACTCGACCGAGACGCCGCTGCAGGCCGTGCGCGACGCCGTCGAGGAGTTGCAGGAGTTCATCAGCGGCGAGCGCGCGGAGGGCGACGAGGCCGACGTCGCCCTCGCGCGGCGCCTGCTGGCCGGGCTGCAGGAACTCCTGCGCGCCGAAACCGCGCAGGGCGAGGACGGCAAGGCGCTGCGCGGCCTCGCTGACTCGGTCGCGCTCGAATACGCCACCGGCGCCGCCTGGCTCTTCCCGGCCGACGAGCTCGACGCTGCCCGTGCGGGCGACCTCAAGGCCGTCTGGTCGACCAGCTTCGTCAACGACCTGCCCGACTCGGCGTTCCTGTACGTCGCGCCGGGCGGCAGCAAGGACGCGGAGGGCAAGACCGTCCCCCGGTCTAACCGCATGTTCCCTTACAAAGACGCGGACGGCATGATCGACCTGCCGCACCTCCGCAACGCGCTCGCGCGCATCCCGCAATCCAACCTCTCCCCGGCGCTCAAGGAGCGGCTGACGGCGAAAGCTCAGCGCCTCCTCGACGCCCCCAAATCCATTCCCGCGGATAGGACCGGCCAGGAGGCAGCGCCTCGATCGGTGGACCCGCTGATGGAGAAGGCAGACGCCCTGGCGCTCGAATTTGCGAGCGATGGCGAGAGCCTGCGAAAGCCACCCCGCCAGGAGAAAGCGCCGCCACCCATGCCGCAACTCACCCCTGAGCAGCTGCGTGAGCGGATGCGTGACCTAACGCTAACTGCCCTCACGGGAGAAGACTATGAACAGGTTTGAAATCAAGAAGAAGGCCATCGAGCAGGCGATGCGTGAGCACGTCGGGGCGGTGACCGCTCTGCGCCAGAAGGCCAAGGACGACGGCAACCGCGACTTCGACAACGACGAGCGGATCGAGCTTGAAGGGCATGTCAAGGCGCTGGAAGACCTCAAGGAGGACAAGGCCAGCGTCGAGGAGTCCATCAAGACGCTGCAGCATGTCGACGACATCGGGCGCCAGCTGGGCCCGGCCATGTCGGTGATGTCCGAGCCCGAGGACCGGCTGTTTCAGCGGCTCAACGAGCATGTCTTCCCGCAGGCCCAGAAGTCGCTGGGCGAGCAGTTTGTCTCCTCGACGGGCTACAAGGCCGCGCTGGAGCACTTCCAGGCCGGGGGCCTGCCGCAGGGCTTCACGACCGGCAAGGTCGACATGGACGTGAAGGGGACGCTGCTGGAGGGCGCGGGCTCGCCGGGCCTGGGCTCGGGCGGCGGTCTCCTGCCCGTCCCGCAGGTCGTGCCGGGCGTGGTGCCGACGCTGTTCCAGACGCTGCACGTCGCCGACCTGCTGCTCGAGGGCCAGACCTCCTCCAACACCATCCGCTATGTCGTGGAGGGCACGGCCACGTCGGGCGCCGCCGGCGTCCCCGAGGCCGGGACCAAGCCCGAGTCGACGCTGGGCATCGGGACGCGCGACGAGCCGGTCAAGAAGATCGCCACCTTCCTGCCCATCTCAGACGAGACGCTGGAGGACGCCCCGGCCGTCCAAAGCTATGTCAACGGGAGGTTGATGCTCTTCGTCCGCATCGAAGAGGAGCGGCAGCTGATCCGCGGCGTCGCGGGCGGCAACGAGGTTCAGGGCCTGCTCACCAGTCGCAACGTGCCCGTCTTTCAGGGCGGCACCGCGGACAACAAGGCTGTGCAGGTGTTCAAGGCGCTCAACAGCATGCGCGGCTCGGCGTTCATCGAGCCCGAGTGGATCGTCATGCACCCGACCGACTATCAGACCGTCCGCCTGCTGACGGACTCGGCCGGGCAGTTCTTCGGCGGCGGCCCGTTCCTGGGACCGTACGGCGGGCCGCAGGGCCCGATCGGCGCGTCGGGGCAGATCGGCGGTGGCACCGATCAGCTGTGGGGCAAGCCGCTCTACGTCACGGCCGCGGTCGGCGGCGCGGGCACCGCGCTGGTCGGCACGATGGCCAACGCGCAGGTCTGGCGGCGCGGCGGTGTCAGCGTCGAGGCCTCCAACAGCCACAGCAACTACTTCCAGGTCAACCTGGTCGCGTTGCGGGCTGAGGAGCGCCTGGGGCTGGCGGTGTATCGCCCATCCGGGTTCGTGGAGACGCGCCTGGTCTAGACCGCCGAGACGGGGGCGGCCGACCTCCCTTCCTGGGCCGCCCCCGCACCTCGGCCCCCTCGCCATGAGCATTACCCCGTTCATCACCGTGCAGGACCTGTCTGACCGCCTCGGCCGCGACGTCACCGCCGACCCCGGCGCGACCTCGGCGGTCGACGCGGCCTGCCAGATATGCCGCACGCTGGCCGAGAACGATTTCACCGCCGGGACGGCCACCATCGCGCTCGACGGCACCGGCACCGACGCGCTGCTGCTGCCCGACGCGCCCGTGCAGGGCGTCACCGCCGTCACCATCAATGGCGGCACGGTCACCGACTGGGTGCTCAACGGTCAGGGCATCCTCTTCCGCGGGACCGCCGGGGCGCGCTACTCCTCCTCCTGCCCCGTCTGGCCGCGCGGACGCCAGAACATCGGCATCACCTACAGCCACGGCTACCAGACGCTCGTTCCCGCCGACGTGCGCGAGGTCGCGCTCAACCTCGCCATGCGCGCCGTCGCGCAGGGCATCGCCAGCGCCGAGACCGTCGGCGACGTCCAGGTCACCTACTCCGTCAACGCCGACGACCTGACCGCCAACGAGCAGCGCATCCTCGGCATCTACCGCAGCTACCGGAGCTTCTGAGCATGCCGATCGCCACCTTCCTCACCGACCGCCTCCCCGAGCGGCTGCGCGGCCTGCAGTTCTTGGCGCTCAACGACACCGCCGACATTCAACGCCGCACCGCGGCCTCTGACGCCGGCGGCGGCGCGGCCTGGACCTGGGCGACGGTCGCCACCGTCCCCTGCCGCGTCTACCCGGTGTCCCTGCGCGGACGCGGCGGCCTCGTCGGCGACGTGCTCAGCGAGCGCACCACCCACTTCGTCATGACCCCGGCCGGGACCGACGTCACCACCGCCGACCGGCTGGTCATCGCCGGGCGCGGCACCTTCGAGGTCACGATGGTCCCCGACCGCACCGACGAACTGGCTCGCACCATCGAAGTGATGGAACCCTCGCGCGCCGGGATGACGCCGTGAAGAGAACGTGGGGTCGGTCAGCCGGGGTGGCTGCCGACCCCACACAACCCACAGGAGCCCAACCCCATGGCTAGCTACACCGTCGCTGGACATCCCATCGGAGGCCTCGCCAACACCAACCTTCCCGAGGCGCTGCGCGACCTCCTGCAGAGCAACGGCGTCGGCGCCAATATCAGCATCGCCCTCTCCGGCCCCGACGACACCAAGGCCAAGGCGCACGGCCTCGTCAAGTGACCAAGACCCGGCTGCTCATCCACTCCAACGCGCCGTGGGCGCCGACCGGCTACGGCCAGCAGGTCGCGCTGTTCGCGCCGCTGCTGGTCGAGCACTACGACCTCGCCATCAGCGCCTTCTACGGCCTCCAGGGCGGCGCGCAGTTTTGGCACGGCATCCCTGTGCTGCCCGGCGCCGGGAGTGACATGGGCAACCACACCATCGTCGAGCACGCCCGCCACTGGTTCGGCGGCGACAGTCACGCGGGGCTGGTGCTGACCATTTGCGACGTCTGGCCGTTTGACGCGCGGCTGCTGGGCGAGCACCTGAACCTGGCCTGCTGGACGCCCGTCGACCACCAGCCGGCGCCGCCCAAGGTCTTTGACTTCCTCGCCGATTCCGGCGCGGTGCCGATCGCCATGAGCCGGTTCGGGGAGCGGATGCTGGCGCTGCTTGACCCCCTCTACTGCCCGCACGGCGTCGACGCGAGCGTCTACCGCCCTATGGGCCGCCGCCGCGTCCGCCGCGGCCGCGTCCCCGACGACGCCTTCCTCATCGGCATGGTCGCCGCCAACAAGGGCCACCCGTCGCGCAAGGCCTTCCCCGAGGCGCTGGCCGCCGTTGCGCGCCTCATGCGAGCGCACGACAACGTCTACCTCTACCTCCACACGGTGCTTGATCCCGTGCACGGCCAGGGCGTCGACCTGCCCGCGCTGCTTATCTCCCTCGGCATCCCCGACGACCGCGTCCGCCAGGCCGACCAGTACGGGATGGTGCACATCCCCTATGGGCCCGAGCAGATGGCCTCCATCTTCAACGGCCTCGACGTGCTGCTGAACCCGTCGTTCGGGGAGGGGTTCGGCGTCACCGTGCTGGAGGCCGCCGCCTGCGGCGTCCCCGCCGTCGTCACCGACTTCACCGCCATGCCCGAGGTCGCCGGGGACGCGGGCTGGAAGGTCACGCACCGTCCCTACTGGAGCGGCCTGAACTCCTGGCAGGCCATCCCGGACATTGACGCCATCACCGAGGCGCTGGAGGAGTGCTATGGCCTGACCGTCGCGCAGCGCGCGCAGCGCGCCGACGAGGCGCGATGTCACGCCGAGGGCTATGACGCGCCGCGCGTGCTGGAGGAGCACTTCCTGCCGGCGCTGCGCCGCGCCGAGCAGCGCTTCGTCCTGCGCCAGCCGGTGACCATCCCCTCGCGGCGGCGGGCGGTGGCGGCATGAGGATCGGGTGGCTGCACGACCAGCCCGGCTATGTCGGCGGCGCCGAGCTCACCGAGCGCGCGCTGCGCGCCGCCGCCCCCGACGGCGTCCAGATCGTCGACTGCTCGCCCGGGCGCGTCGCGCCCGGCCTGGACCGCTACGCCGTGCACAACTGCGTCACCTACAGCCTCGACGACCTGCGCGGCATCGAGGGCAGGCCCGCCGTCAAGCTCTGGAACGACGTCGGGGGCTGGTACGACGAGCCCGTCCGCGGCTGGCTGGACAGCCACGCCCAGGCGATCTGTCTCTCGCCGCTGCAGGCCGAGTACATGGGCCTCCCCGACGCGCTGCTCATCCCGCCCGCCATTGACCTCGACCCCTTCGAGGCCGCTGCGCTGCAGAGCAACGGCGACCGGCGGGGCGCCGTCTGCGTCGGCTCCTGGCGCAACCACGGCAAGGGCGCGCGCGTCGTCGAGCGCTGGGCAGCGGAGAACGGCGGCGTCGACTTCTACGGCGGCGGGCCCTTCGCCCCCCAGGCCTCGCAGCCGGTCGCGCACGCCGGGATGCCCGGCCTCCTCGCGCGCTACGAGACGTTCGTGTTCCTGCCCCAGGTCATCGAGCCGTTCGGGCGCTGCGCCGCCGAGGCCTGGGCCGCCGGGTGCACGCTCGTCGTCAACGGCCTCGTCGGCGCCGCCTGGTGGCTGCGCGAGCGCCCCGAGGCGCTCGTCAGCGCCGCCGAGGACTTCTGGGAGGCGGTGCTCGATGCCTGACGTCGTCGCCGTCATCCCCACCATCGAGGGCCGCGAGGCTGACCTGAAGCGCACGCTCAGCGCCTACGAGGCCACGGCGCCCGAGGCGCGCGTCATGGTCGTCCACGACCGCCCCTCCTGCGGGCAGGCGTGGCTTGACGGCGCCGAGGAGGCAGGCGCCTTTGACTACCTGCATTTCGGCGCCGACGACCTCGAGCCCCACGCCGGCTGGCTGGAGGTCGCGGTCGAGACCGTCGACAGGGGCCACATCCCGGCGCCGCTGGTCTTTGAGCCCGACGGCGCCCTCGACAGCGCCGGTCTGCTCGGCTTCGGGCAATACCGCGGGCCCTATGTCGACTGGCAGCTGGTCGAGGGCACCACCGTCCCGTTTTTGACCTGCGAGATGTGGGAGGCCATCGGCATGATCCCCGTCCACTACTGCTCCGATCTCTGGGTTAGCGCCATGGGCCGCCGCCACGGCTGGGAGACGGCCGTTCGCACCGGCATGGCCTTCACCCACTGGACGGCCCCGGCCGGGCGCAACTATGGGCGCGCTGGGCCCGACACGCAGGCTTACCTGCGCCTGCTGGAGGAGGCGTCATTGTGAGGATTCTGGTCACCGGCCACCGCGGCTTCATCGGCATGCACCTGTGCGCCGAGTTTGAGAGCGCCGGATATGACGTCTGCGGCCATGACCGCGACGAGGGCGACCTGACGCACCCGGGCATCTTCGACGGCGTCGTCCGCGACGCCAAGCCTGATCGAGTCATCCACCTCGCCGCGCAGGTTGGGCGTCTGTTCGGGGAGGCCGACGTGCGCCACACCATTGCCGCCAACGCGACGATGACCGCGATCGTCGGGCGCTCCTGCGGCAGCCGCGGCATCCCCGTCCTCTATGCCTCCACCTCGGAGGTCTATGGCGACCAGGGCGACCGCGTCTGCCGCGAGAACGGCCCGCTGGCGCTGCCGCACAACCTCTACGGGCTGAGCAAACGCTGGGGCGAGGAGGCGCTGCGCCTCTACGCGCCCGAGGGCTTACAGATCGTAAGGCTGTCGATGCCGTACGGTCCCGGGGCGCCACCCGGCCGCGGGCGCCGCGCGATGGACAACTTTCTCTGGTGGGCGCATCACGGCATGCGGATCACTGTCCACCGTGGCGCCGAGCGGTCCTGGTGCTGGGTTGGCGACACCGTGCGCGGCATCCGCCTGGTGCTGGAGGGCGGCGCGCATGAGGTCTACAACGTCGGCCGCGACGACCGCCCGCTCTCCATGCTCGCCCTTGCCCGCAAGGCCTGCGCCCTCGCCGACGCCGACCCGGCGCTGATCGAGGTCGTCGAGCCGCCGGCGGCGCAGACCGTCGTCAAGCGCCTGGCGACGAGCCGTCTGCGCGGCCTTGGCTGGCGCCCGACGGTCGAGCTCGACGAGGGCATGCGCGAGGTTTACGAGTGGGTCAGGCAATTCCCCCGACCAGTCGCGGAGGCCGCATGACGCCCGTCCAGTACCTCATCGTCGGCGAGCCGCTCGGCTCGGCCGTGACCGACCTGCTCGGCGAGGACACCCGCCGCATTATCTGGAACGCCGGGGTCGGCTCCGTCGTCACCCTTGACCTCGACGTCGACGACGCCAACCAGATGATCGCGTGGGGCGCGCTGATGGTGTGGACCGGCGACCAGCCACCCGCTGGCGGCGACGTCCTCCTCAGCGAGGACCAGCAGACGCATCTCGCCGCGCTGCTGGACTGGTCCAGGGTCAACGGGTTCGTGCCCGAGCCGCCGCCCGCGGATTGGCCGGGTGTCCCCGCCACCGGCCCCGGGCCGCAGGGCCCTCCGGGCGACAAGGGCCCGACGGGCGACCCCGGCTCGCAGGGGCCGCAGGGCCCGCAGGGCGACCCTGGCGTGCAGGGCCCTCCCGGCGCGCAGGGGCCGCAGGGCGCCATGGGGCCGGCCAACACGACTCCCGGGCCGCAGGGCCCGCAGGGCGACCCGGGGCCCGCCGGACCGGCCGGCGCCTCCGGGCCGCAGGGCGATGCTGGACCGGCCGGGCCCGCCGGGCCGCAGGGCACGCCCGGGCAGTCGTTCACCTACAAGGGCAACTGGAAGACCGGCGTCACCTACTCGACCCGCGACGTCGTCCTCGCCTCCGACCAGAACTCCTACATCGCCGTGTCGGGCTCGCAGAACGTCGACCCGACCACCGACACGGCCGGGGTCGACTGGGCGCTGTTCACCATCCACGGCGCGCAGGGCCCCGCTGGGCCCGCGGGCCCGCAGGGCGGCGCGGGCGACGTCGGGCCCGCTGGGGCCGCTGGGCCCGTCGGGCCGCAGGGCAACGTCGGGCAGACCGGCGCGCAGGGCCCGCAGGGCGCCGCCGGTCCCAAGGGCGACACCGGCGTCGCCGGGCCTGCGGGCGCGCAGGGCGCGCAGGGCGTCCAGGGCCCCGCCGGGCCCATCGGCCCGGCTGGCCTCACCGGGCCTCAGGGCGCGCAGGGGCCGCAGGGCCCGGCCGGGCTGACCGGCCCGACCGGCGCGACCGGCGCTACGGGCGCGACCGGCCCGCAGGGGCCGCAGGGCCCGATGCCGACCGTGCAGCGCGGCTCGGGCAGCCTCACGTTCACCACCTCGTCCAACACCAGCAACACCGTCACCGTCAGCCACTCGTTCGGCTCCACGGCCTACACCGCGCTCCTGTCGGCGACAACCATGGCCGCCGGAACGGTCTCGCTCGTCGTCTCCAACAAGACCGCCACCAGCTTCCAGGTCACCGGCTATTACTCGGCCAAGCTGGCGCTCACTTTCAATTTCGACTGGACGATCCTCTAAGGAGGCAGCATGCCCAAGTACAAGGTCACCGGGCCCGTCCCCGAGCCCTACCGGCTCGACTACGAGGAGGGCGACACCTTCGACTACGACTTCCCCGAGGACGTCGAGCAGACGCTGCTCGACGCTGGCGCCATCGAGGAGGTCGAGGAGGAGAAGAAGACGACGAGGTCCAAGAAGACGTGAGCACCGCGACGCGCCGCGCGCTCTACGGAAGCATGGCCGGGGACACCACCCTCGGCGGGCTGCTGGGCGCGCCCGCGCCCGGCTACAACCACGCCATCTACTACCAGTCTGCGCCTGACAGCGCCGCCTTCCCGCTGGTCATCTTCTCCAAGCAGGCCGGGACGCCGACGGAGGCGTTCGGGGACCCCGACGCCGTCGACGACGAAATCTGGCTCATCAAGGCCGTCGACCACGCCCCGGGCGCCGACGCCGCCGAGGCCGCCTCCGAGCGCGTGACCAGCCTGCTCGACGACCAGACGCTCTCCCTCGCCGGGGGCGCCGCCTGCCTCTACCTGCGCCGGCAGTCCGACATCGACTACCAGGAGCTCGCCGCGGGCGAGGTCTACTGTCATGCCGGGGCTCTCTACCGCCTCGTCTACGAGCCCTGATGGCCCTCCGCAGCCGCCTGCCCGAGATAGCCGCCCGCATCGACGCCGAGGTCGAGCAGGCCGTGCAGGAGGCCGCCGCGCTCATCGTCGAGTCCGCCAAGGCGCGCGTCCCCTACGAGACCGGGCGCCTGCAGCGCAGCATCCACGCCGAGCCCGACCGCGCCGACCCCGAGTCCGTCACTGTCTTCGCGGGCGGCAAGGACCCCGATACCGGCGAGTTCATCTGGTACGGGCATCTCGTCGAGCACGGCCACGTGCAGGACGGCGTGACCGTCGCGCCCCACCCCTTCCTCATCCCCGCGCTCGAAGAGAACCGCGCGCAAGCCGTCGCGCTGATCCGCGACGCGGTCCACCGGGCCGCTAGCTAAAGCCACCCCACCGCGCCGCCCGCCGGGCGGTCAGCCCATCCACCAGTCCCGCACCCAGTGAGGGCGGGACGGACCCAGAGGAGTCCCCCATGCCGAAGTTCGTCGCCCGCGACTACAAGATCACGGTCAACAGCGTCGACCTGACCGACCACTGCTCGGCGCTTGCCGTCACCGACACCGCCGACCAGGTCGACGCCACCACGTTCGGCCCCAACGCCTACAAGCAGTACCTGCAGGGCTTCCACGACTGCCAGATCACCGCGACGTTCTTCTCAGACTTCGCCGCCGCCAGCGTCCACGCCACCCTGCTGCCGCTCTACCAGTCCGGGAGCGTCTTCCCGGTCAAGATCACGCCGACCAGCCAGCCGCCCTCAGCGACCAACCCCAGCGTCACGCTGCAGGCGACCATGTACGAGTACACCGGCATCCAGGGCAAGGTCGGAGAGATGTCGACGATGGACGTGACCTTCGCCAACGGCGGGACCGCCGGTCCTGTCTGGGGCACCACCTAAAACCGCTCGTCGTCTCACCAGCGCCGCGCTCGCGCGGCCAGCCCATTCCCTACCGGCGGTCAGCGGCCTCGTCCGTGCCGCCCCAGGAGACCCACATGACGATCCTGTCCCGCGAGGCGCTGCTCAGCGCCTCCGACCTCACCGAACGCGAGGTCGACCTGCCGTCGATCGGCGGCAGCGTTCGCGTTCGCTCCCTGCCGGCGGCCTACTCCAACCAGGCGCAGTCCGACGCGACGGAAATCAAGACCGGCACGCGCGGCGAGCAGACCATCACCGTCGACCACGTCAAGCTCGAGGCCCTGCAGGTGCTGCACGGCCTCGTCGACCCCAAGCTCGCGTCGCTGCAGGACGCCTACACGCTCAGCCAGCACCTCGGCCCCGCGTGGGACGACATTGTCCGCGCCATCGCGGAAATCTCCGGCATCAGCACGCAGGAGGTCGAGCGCGTTGAGGCGGCGTTTCAGCCTCGCGGACAGAGCGAGGCAGGGGTACTGGTGGGTGATGAGTCTCCCGCTGGGGGTGGTGGACCCGATCTTCCTGTGCCAGCTAGCGCTTGACCTGCACATGCCGATCGGAGAACTCGGGAACCGGATGAGCGCCTACGAACTCAATGTCGTGTGGCCCGCGTTCTACCGCTGGCGCGCGCAGGCCGCCGAGCGCGAGGAGCGCCGGAGGTAGCCCGTGGCGTCCACCGCCGCCGTCCTCCAGGTCGTCGTCGACGCGGACACCACCGCGGCGACCGCCAAGCTGTCGAAATACGACCGGCAGCTGGCCGCGATCAACGAGACGTCGCGCAAGGGCATCCAGACGCGCCTCGGGGCCTCCTACAACCCCGAGGCGTTCGCGCGCTACGAGAAGGCGCTCTCCACGGCGGCATCGCGGGCCCGCGACCGCGCCGCCTTCAAGGCCGAGCTCGGCGCCAACTTCAACGCCTCCGCGTTCACGCAGTACCAGCGCGCCGTCGAGCGGGCCGGGCGTGAGACCGAGACCACCGCCCGCCACACCGAGCACCTCAACCGTTCCGTCGGGCACCTGGCGCGCACGTTCCTTGAGCTTGGCGGCGCCTACGAGGCGCTCCACCTCGGCAAGGAGGCCGTCGACCAGACGCTGGAACTCGGGCACGCCACCGAGCGGCTCTCGGCCATCACCGGCATGAACACCAAGCAGGCGTCGCTGTGGATCGAGGCGGCCAAGGCCCGCGGCGTCCAGGCGCGCGCGCTGGGCATGCAGTTCGTCACCCTGTCGCGCAACATCAAGGCGGCCGGCGACGGCGACACCAAGCATGCCGGGCAGATCAAGGCGCTGGTGGCGCGCCAGAAGGAGCAGACCGCCGCCGCCCAGCAGACGGGAACGGCGACGGCGCGCGTCACGCGCCTGCAGCAACGCCAGGCCCTCGCCGTCCAGCAACTCCAGCAGCGCCAGCAGGCGCAGATGAGCGCCGCCAGGGCCGCCGGGGAGTCACCCGAGAAGCTCGCGCGGCTCGCTGACCGTCAGGCGCTCGCCATGCAGCAACTCACCGCCCGGCAGCGCCTGCAACTCCAGCAGGCGCAGCAACTCGGCGGTTCCAGCGCCAAGCTGACGGACCTGCAGAAGAAGCAGGCGACCGCGCTGGACGCGCTCAAGGGCAAAACCGACAAGGCCAACGCCGCGTTCAAGCTGCTCGGCGTCAGCCAGGAGACGCTCAAGAGCGGCAATACGCAGGAGGTGCTGCTGGCGGTTGCGGACGGCCTGCAGAAGATCAAGGACCCCGCGACGCGCGCTGCGCTCGCGCAGCAGCTGTTCGGCCGCACCGCGCAGGGCCTCCTCCCGGTGCTCGCCCAGGGCCATAAGGGCGTCGAGGAGATGCTGGCGGCAGCCAACCGCTACGGGGCGTACCTGCCCCAGAACATCCGGCAGCTGCACCAGGCCGTCGACGCGCAGCACAACCTCAACCTCGCCATGGACGGGCTGAAAATCTCGTTCACCACGGCCGTGCTGCCCTACCTGGTGCAGGGCGCCGACAAGCTGCTCGCCTTCATCGCCCAGATGCGCTCCGGCAAGGGCGCCGGCGGGCAGTTCGCCGACGCGATCAAGACCGCGTTCGGGACGGCCAAGACGGCGGTCAAGTGGTTCGTCGACGAGGTCGGCGGGATCGGCCCGGCGCTGGAGATAGCCGCGGGAGCGTTCGCCACCAAGAAGGTCCTCCAGTTCGGGCGCTTCGCCAGCGAGGTCGCCGGGGCCGCCAAGGGGCTCGCAGGCATCCCCGGCAAGCTCGGGCGGGTCGCCGGGATCGGCAAGGCCGCCGAGAGGGCGGCGGGCATGCCCGAGATGACCGTCGACGTGATGATCGTCAAAAAAATGATCGGCGGCGGGGGCGGCCCCGGCGGCGCACCGACGACCACTGCCGAGAAGGACGCCGTCAAGGAGGCCGAGAAGGGCCGGTTCGGGCGGCTGTGGGACAAGATGGGGCCCGGCAAGTACCTGCTCCCGCTCGCCGCGGGCACGGCCGCGCCGTTCGTGACCGCGTGGGGCATCCGTAAGTTCGCGCAGGGCACCGTCGGCGGCGTCCCCGGCCAGATCCACGGGCAGTTCTGGGGCGGCAGGTTCTCCCCCAACTTCGGCGGCATCGGCCCGACCGCCGCCACCGGCCTCATCCCTCGCCCCGGCGCCGGTGGGACGAGGCTGCTGATGGGCGCGGCCGCGAACCTGAACCCAGCGCAGGTCACCAAGGACTTCCTGGCCATGAACGCTGCGCTGGCCAGGCTGGAGCAGCACCAGGCGGGCGTGCGCCGCACCGCCGATGCGCTCGACCGCCTCGCCGACCGCGCCAACCGCCTCGGCGAATACAAGTACGCCATCGCCGACCGGTTCGGCGCCGAACTCCTCCGCACCCGCAACGTCGCCAGCCGCGGCGTCACCGGCATCGTCAACAAGCTTCGCGACCTCCCGCCCAAGGCGCGCGCGCAGGCGGCGCTGGCGATGATCCAGATGTCGCAGACCCTGGAGCGCATGGGCGCCATCCCCAAGGGCACCACCGCGCGTCTCAGCAAGCAGATCGCCGCGCCCCTCGGCCAGATCGGCGTGCACGCCAGGACGTCGGCCGGGCAGGTCAAGCAGCTGAGGACCGCGATCGACGAGCTCCCGAACTCCAAGGCGATCACCTTCAACGTCGACGCCCACTTCTCCAGCGCCGCCGAGCGGCTGTTCTACACGACCGGGGCGAACCCGCGAGGCGTGGCCATCCCGTTCACCGGCACCCGCGGCCGAGGGCACGCCGGGCCCAGCGGCCGCAGGCCCAGCGGTGGTGGCGGTGGCGGTGGCGGTGGCGGTGGCGGTGGCGGTGGCGGCGGTGGTGGTGGTGGTGGTGGCGGCGGTGGTGGTGGCGCTGCCGCCCGGGCAGCGGCAGTCGTCGCCCGCCAGGACGCCGCTTCGCGCCGGCAGGCCGCGGCCGCCGCCGGGCAGCAGGCCGCCGCCGACCGGCAGCAGGCCGCCGCCGACCGGCAGCAGAAGGCCGCCGAGGCCGCTCAGAAGGCCGAGGCCGTCTTCGAGGCCTACTGGGCGCGCATCCCCAGCCAAGGCGTCATACAGCAAATCAAGATGCAGCAACTCACCAACCAGCAGACCCTCGCGCAGAACGCCAACAACGTCCCCGGGCAGGAGAAAGCGCTCAGGTCCGAGCAGAAGCTGCTCAAGCAATGGCTCGCGCTTGACCAGCGCAAGCTGCGCAAGCTCAACCGGCAGATTGCCAAGACCCGGGCGGGCGCGCGGCGCTGGGCGCTGCTCCAGGACAAGAACGCGCTCCTGCAGGAAATCGGGAACATCGAGGGCCAGCTGGGCACGACCGCCACCAGCCTCCAGGACCTCGCCTCCGGCGGCGCCGACACCGCGGGAGGCTTTGACCTCGCGCCCAGCGGCGCCAACACGCAGCTGCCGACCATGCGCGACGTCACCCGGGCCGTCAGAGGCGGCGACGGCGGCGTCGTGCACCACCACCACGGCGACATCATCGTCAACGTCAACAACCGCGGCGACGAGCACAAGGTCGCGCAGGTCATCGAGAAGACCACCGGCACCAAGATTCACGCCCGCATGCGCGCCGCCGGGATGCGAGGGACATGAGCCAGGTCACCTTCACCGACCCCCGCGTCGGAACCGTCTACACCTGGGCCGCCAACCCCACGACCGAGAACGCCGTCAACAAGAACCGGCAGATCGAGCGCACCTCCACGACCGGGAACGTCGGCGCCGTCAAACAGCAGGGCGACGACGAGCCCTACATCCTGGACTGGGGGCTCAACGTGTTCGGCACAGCGCAGGAGGTCGCGCTGTGGCAGTGGTACATGCTCAGCCGCACCCAGACCATCTACCTCACCGACTGGCAGGGCGAGAAGTACGAGGGGCAGATCATCACCGTCACGCGCACCCGCATGGCCGCGCCCGCCAACGGGCAGCCCTGGAGCGTCTACCAGATCCAGTTCGAGGTCTACAAGTTCCTGTCGGGCGTGCTCGCCACCGCCGGAGTCATCCCCTGATGGGCTCGGTCCCGAACCTGCTCAAGCAGCGGTGGCGCTCCCGGCAACTCATCGGCGACGCCTCCCACTCCTGCCTGGTCAGGATCAGACAGGGGGTCGTCAACCACTTCTACGACAGCGTGCAGATGCTCGACACCAGCCCCGACCAGGACCCGCGGCTCCCGACCATCTGGAAGGGCCACAACGCCGTCCCCTGGCAGGGGCACTGGATGGTCGGAACCTTCGCCGACCCCGGGGCCGCCGACTGGATCGTGCTGCCCAACATCCAGTCGGCCAGCTTCACCCGCGACCTCACCAACAACGGCGGCTCGGTGCTCACCGTCACCCTGGACGACATCTCCTTCCAGCAGGCGACCGGCGCCGCCGGCCTCTACCACACCATCGAGCGCGGCTGGTACTCCCCGACGCGCGGCGTCAAGGTCTCAAGCCGCCCCTCGCTGTGGGCCGAGAACGAGTGGGGCGACACGTTCAACGGCGGCTACCAGATCGAGCTCTGGGAGGGCTACGGCTCCGGCGCCGACGTCACGCCCGTGCGCAGCGGGGACCACTGGTCGGCGCCAGCCGCGAGCCGCACCTGGGTCGGCTGGCTTGACCAGGTCGACCTGGAGTCCCACCCCGACCACGTCATCCTCACTTGCCGCGACGGCAGCATCCTCCTCACCGACCAGCGGCTCATCGGCCAGAACAAGGCGCCCGAAATCAAGGCGCCCGTCACCTTCGCCTCCCGCGCGCGGACGCTCGGAGAGACCCGGGTGGGCGCGGCCGGGAACGCCAGCGACGGCAGCATCATCACCACCGACCCGACGCTCGGGATCGTCTGGGTCAGCGACGGCTACAGCGACCCCAACCACACCCCCTGGATCGACCTCAAGCTCCCCGCCGGGTTCTACGAGGACTTCTACGCCGCGTTCTCCTACAGCGGCGAGACGATGTACGCCTCCCTCTACGCCGAGGCGGGCAGCACCATGGACAACGGGACCGTGCGCCTCCCGACCGGGTGGGTTGACCTCGGCCTCGGCAGCGTCCCCGACTCGGGCATCCCCTGGATTCTCAAGCACGCCAACCTCATCGGCTCAGACCAGGCCACCGACGCCTACCACCCCTCGCGGCGCTGGAGCCTGGGCGGGCACACCTTCCAGCTGACCGACAACAGCGTCCTGCGCCTCAGCTTCGGCAACCTCGTCCGCGACCCCAACAGCGGGAAATACCAGGCAGGCACCGACGCCCTCTACGCCTTCCGCTACGGCACCAACCCCGCCAACGTCGCCACCAGCGGGACGACGACCGCCAACCACTGGGTCCTCGTCGACGACGCCGCGCAGGTCGTCCGCATGATCCTGCTGTGGGCCGGGTTCAAGGAGTGGCACGTCGAGGACTTCGGCTGGACGCTGGAGAAGCCGCTCCAATTCGGGATGGACTCGTTCTTCTCAGACGTGATAACCGAGATGCTCGCGCAGGGCAATTTCCTGTTCTTCATCGACGCGCCCACCGACCACGACATGAGCCTGGGCGTGCCCGTCTTCGTCTCCCAGACCGCGACCGACCTCGCGCCCCCGGGCGGCATGCTGCAGGTCCAGGACAAGGACATGGTCGAGGCGCTGACGGTCAAGTGGGACAAGTCCAACCTGCCCTACGTGATGCGCTACCGCGGCGCCGAGGACCCCAACGGCACCTTCGCGCTCGGCGACACCGTCCGCCGCTTCTGGGGCACCTACTGGCCGCCCTGGTCCGGGCACGACTACACCAACCTGCAGGGCCGCCACTTCAAGGGCGGCTACCCCCTGGAGCGCCTCGGCGGCGTCCGCCGGCACGTCACGCACACCAACACCAGCCTCAAGTCCGTCGCGGAATGCCTGTTCGCCTGCCTCCTCGACGCCATCCAGTACGCGCTGCAGGCCGTCACCGCCACCTTCCAGATCGCCGGGCTGCCCGGCGTCACGCTCAACCAGCAGATCAGCGTCGTCGACCAGGGCACCGGCACCAACTCCCGCCTATGGGTGGCCAGCATCGACTCGCAGCACACCCTCGGGCCCGGCGGCGCCTGGCACATGGTCATCGGCGGCGCGATGCTCGACACCGAGGACATGAACCTCATCGCGCAGGACTACAAATACACCTACCAGCGCTGGGTTATCGCCAAGGGGCCCGCGTGAGCGCGATCAACGGCGGCGGCCCGCCGCGCGGGCAACTCGAGCGGTCCCTCGCCGCGCTGACCATCGGCGTGCACCAGGGCGCGCGGCAGCGCCGCCGCGACCTCTACGACACCCGCATCGGCGAATACGAACAGCAGGTCCACGTCCCGCTCTCCGGGGAGGCGACCGCCGACTGGGGCTACGCCGACCAGGCGGTCGCGTGGGAGATGCCCTTCCTCTATGCGCCGTTGCAGCGCCGCGTCCCGTTCCCCACGCCGCACTTCACCTACGGCATCGAGATGACCAGCGGGCAGAGCGCGCTCGTCCTCATCGCCGCGCACGTCATCGACTGGACCGTCACCGACCAGCAGTGGTACGTCGGCGCGACCGTCCGCTTCGCCGCCTGCGCGCCGCTCGCCACCGACCCGCAGCCCTACGCCGCCATCGCCCACCTCAGCTTCGAGGGCTACGCCACCTCGGCCGAAATAGACGAGTTCACCCAATGAGGAGCCGCGCGTGACCCCCACCAAAACACCGTTCGCAGGCTTCGAGCGCCTGGAGCCCGGCGACCCGCTCTCCTCCGACGGCTACGCCTTCACCTACGAGAACCCCTACATCGCCGACCGGCTGGCCAAGATCGGCGCCGTCACCCACCGCCACGACGCGCACGCGGCCATGCCCGACCCGACGACCAGCCCGACCGTGGTGCTGGCCGCCAGCGGCGGCTCCATCCCCTCCGGCACGCCCATCCACGTCGCCTACACGCTCTTTGACGCCGACGCCGGGGAGACGCTGCCCTCCCCGGTCGTCATCGCCACCACCGCGGCGGGCTACGCGCCGCCGGCGGGCGCGCCCGTAGCGACCGTCGACTACAGCGCCGGGACGCTGCTGGCCGGAAACCCGCTCTACGCCATCACCGTCACCGACGGCGCAGGCGGCGAGACCGCGCTCAGCCCCGCCGCCTCAGTCATCATCGACCCCGGGCACGCCACCGCCCGCGTCATCCTCACTGGCCTCACCGCCCTCACCGACGGCGCCTCGGGCGCCTCCACGGCGGCAGGCTGGCGCATGTGGCGCAGCATGGACGGCGGCTCCTCCTGGGACCTGCTCGGCACCGGCCCGCGCGCCACCGACACCTTCACCGACTCAGGCGGCGGCGGCGACTGCACCGTCAACCCGCCCCTCTCCGGGACGACGCGCGGGACCAGCCAGCTGACCGTCACCATCCCCGGCGGGCAGCCCGCCGCCGCCACCTTCTTCAGCATCTACGCCGACACCACCGGCCTGTTCACCGGCCCCTGCCTGCTCGGCACCTACCCCGCCTCAGACCTCGGCACGGTCAAGACGTACACGGCGCTCGCGCCATTGGACGGGCAGCCGCCCGCGGTCAGCCAGTCTTACCCCGGCGCCAACCAGATCGACCCCGACACCGACCTGCTCGACTGGCACTGGAAGCGGCCCGTCGACACCGCCAACGACCTGCCGCAGACCGGCAACAGCGACGGCGACACGCGCGTCACGCTCGACACCGAGACCATCTGGATCTGGGACGACCCCGACCAGGTCTGGAACCAGTGGAACCCCGGCGGCGGGATCCTCGCGTCAACCCAGCAGTCCGGCAGCTACCAGCTCACCCTCGCCGACGCCGGGACCGTCGTCGAGTTCACCGGCGCCGGCGCGGCGACGCTCACCATCCCCGCCTACGTCGTCGCCGCGATCCCCGTCGGCGCCGTCGTCGAGGTGTTCCAGTACGGCGCCGGGCAGGTCACGGTCGCCGCCGGGTCCGGGGTGACGCTGCGCTCCCACGGCGGGCTGGTGCGCACCGCGGCGCAGTACTCCACGGTCAGCCTGCGCAAGCGAGACCTCGACGAGTGGGTCCTCAGCGGGGACCTCGCCTAAACCAGGAGGAAACGATGGCTAACGCCCTATACGACGGAGGCCGCGAGGGGATCCTCGACGGCACCATCTCCATGCCCAGCGGCACCATCAAAGCGCTACTGGCCACCGCCGGCTACACCCCCAACACCGCGACGCACCGCAACGTCTCCGACGTCACCACCGGCAACATCGTCGCGCGCTCCAGCGCGTTCACGTCCAAGACCGAGACCGGCGGCGTGTTCGACGCCGCCGACATCACCTTCCCCGCCGTCACCGGCTCGGTCGCGCCCTACATCATCCTCTACGCCGACACCGGCACCGACTCCACCAGCCGACTGGTCGGGATCATCGACACCGCCACCGGCCTGCCCGTCACCCCCAACGGCGGCGACATCTCGGTGACCTGGGACAACGGCGCCAACAAGATCTTCAAGCTCTGATGGCCGTCACCGCCGCCGGCACCGGGACGCAGACCGCCACCATCGGCGCCGAGCACACCCTGCTCGACGTCGCCGCCGCCGGCACCTACACCTTCCACGTCGACACGATCAACCTGGCCGCCGGGGACGTGCTGGAGCTGCGCATCTACCAGATCCTGCTCACCGGCGGCACCCGCCGCGTCGCCTACTTCCAGTCGTACGTGGACGCGCAGGTCGCCGACGACCTCATCAAGATCTCGGTCCCGATCTCCAACGAGCTGACCGATGCCGGGGCGCTGCGGTTCACGCTCAAACAAACGCAGGGCACCGGCCGCGCCTACCCGTGGAAAGTCCTCAAATATGCCTGACTTCCCGGCTGACGCCGCCTCCATCGGGCCTGCCGGCGCCCTGTCGCCGTGGGCGGAAGGGTCCGTCTACAACGGCCTCTACGGCGGCGGCTGGGCCTCTCGCACCCTGGTCGCCAACCTGGCCGTTATCGCCGAGGTGTTCCTGCCGGTCATCGCAACCCTGCGCGGCTTCTCATGGACGAACGGCAGCGCCGTGAGCGGAAACGTGGACTGTGGCCTTTACGACGCCCACCGCAATCAGATCGCCCACACCGGCTCGACCGCTCAGGCGGGGACGAACGCGAGCCAGGCGGTCGGTGCCACCGCGACGCAACTCAACCCCGGCAACTACTACGTCGCCGTCGCGATTGACAACGCTACGGGCACCTTCAACTCACAGGGCTCCAACCCCAACTCGGCGGGCACTTTCTATATCTACCCAGCGTTTGGGTTGTTCACGATGGCGAGCGCGTTCCCGCTGCCGTCCACCCTGACCCTGGCTGCACCGAGCGCGGCGGCCCAGGCGTACCTGCCGATGTTCGGCGCGCTCATCGATACGAGCGTGGTGTGAGCAATGCCCGACTGGTCCAACACAGCCGTACCGGAGCGCGTCAACATCTGGACGCTCGCCGGTTCATCGTTGCAGAACGCCGCCAGCGCTCAACAGCCGTTGAGCAGCGGGTCGCAGAACAACGCGGCCAACCAGGCGGCCTACTTGCCGTTCGTGCTCCCGTGGCGCTACCCGGTGCAGCGTGTCATGTGGTGCAACGGTGGCCTGACCTCGGGCAGCGTGGACGTGGGCATCTACACCATCGGGGGCGGGCGGCTCTGGTCGCTCGGCGGCGTCGCACAAAGCCCAACTAACGCGGTTCAGTACGCGAACGCGGGCATCGTGCTGTCGCCGGGGCGGTACTACCTCGGGTGGGCACAGAGCGCTAGCGGATGGTTCGCGGGCGTCGCGGCTCCGATGGGCCGCCCGTTAGGGCTTTACACGCAGGCGAGCGCATACCCGCTCCCCGCACAGGCGACCTTCGCTGCGTGGGGTTCGATGGCGCTCCCCATCGTGGCGTTCACCACTTCGCCGTCTGGTATCTGACAGGTCGTGAGGGCCAGCACCCGCCACATCGAGCCGCTGCTCCCGGCGACAGCGCCGCCTTCGGGTATCGCGCCCAGCGGCATCGGCTCCGGCCAAGCCTTCGGGACGCCCACCGTGGGTCGCGGCCCGGTCACGCTACAGCCGACTGGCGTCCCCAGTGGCGAAAGCTTCGGCGCAGCCGCGGTGGTTGCCCACGCGCCGCCCCAGACCATCGCGCCAACCGGAGTTCCGTCCGCGCAGGCGTTCGGCGCGCCCGTCGTCGCCATCAAGAAGGTCATCCACCCGACCGGGATCCCCAGCGCAGAGGCGTGGGGCCGCAAGAAGTTCACCAAGGTCACGCGACTGCGGGTCACCACCGCCGTCATCACCCCGACGGGCATCACCTCCGCGCAGGCCGTCGGGACCCCCACCATTCACGCCGGGCCCGTCGTCCTGCACCCCGTCGGGATCGAGGGCGCCGAGGCGTTCGGGTTCGGCGGGATTGGGCACCCCGTCATCGTCCCCGCCCCCACCGGCGCCGGGCCGCTCCCGCTCATGCTGGTCCGCCGCGCCGGGATTCGCCATTAGTGACCTGGAATCCCTCAACGCTCGCGGGGCTCACGTGGGTCAACGAGCCGTTCTACTCCTACCGCACCAACCAGATCGCGCTGTCGGGCGGCGGCGGCCTCGCCGACCCCGCCGTCAACGCGGCGTTCACCTACGACGACACCGCGTTCGGACAGGTCCCGCGCGGCCTCCTGGCCACGCTCGCTACATGCGCGGTCAACGGCGCCACTCCCGGCGAGCCCAGCGGCCAATACGTGCAGCTGCTGCTCAGCTTCGTCGACGAGCTGGGGCGCGACTACAGCACCACCGCCGCGCACCCCGGCACCAACGGCGGTCAGATCACCGCATTTCACGCCTTTATGACCGGCATCGGCGCGCTCACCGCCGTCAGCGACAGCGACGGCATCGACTTCACCACCCTCCTGCCGTGGGACATGGTGGCGCTCGGGGCGCCGTCGGTGTACCTGCTGCGCCCCGCCGCGCTGTCATGGCCCGGCCAGGACCCCGGCAACACCGCCAACCGCACAGTCTGGCTCCAGCCCGAGGTCAAGCCCGTCGCCTTCGGGTTCACTGTCAACGCGCAGTCGGCGCAGATCCAGGTCGGGTTCGACGTGGCCGGCTGGACGTCCGGCGTCGCGGCCGACGTCCCGAAGATCCCCTCAACCGTCACGCCCGGCGAGCAGGCCGCCGGACTGCTGGCGCTCCCGCGATGAGCAGCCCGGTCGGGTTCGCGCCGCGCACCGGGCCGCCGCAGGGGCTCGCCTACTGCGGCGAGTCAATATCGGGCGGCGCGCCCAACTGGATCGGCGGCGCCAGCGACGACCCGGTGACCGAGATCGGCGGCGGCTACTTCTACCTGCGCCCCGACCCGGCCGGCGTCATCCTCGTCGACGACGGCCCCGCCTGCTCTGACGTGCCGATGCAGGCCACCGACAACCTCGGCGGCAAGTGGGACTACGGCCAGGTCGAAATGCCCCCGCAGACCGGCACGGCCACCGCGACGGGCTCGACCGCCACCGCGGCCGGGATCGCCGCCGGCGCCGCCTGCGAGTTCGTCACGGTCGAGTTCACCATCTCCATCGGCCTCACCCCTGGCAACGTCAAGTGCTCAGCCAGCGAGCAGGCCCCGTTCTCCATCGAAGCGTTCCACCTCACCATGAGCGGCGCTGAGTACGACGCGCTTCAGGCGCCGCAGGACCAGGCGCCGGCGTGGCCCCAGGCGACCTACACGCCGATCGACTGGACGGCCCTGCCGGTCGACAACAGCGGGTATCTGCTGCGCGCGAGCGCGCACACCTGGCCCGGCCAGGACCCCGACAACCAGTACAACCGCGCGCTTTGGCACCCCGCGGAGGTCGGCGCGGTCGCGTGGAGCCTCACCTACATCGCGTTCAGCGCCACGGTGTACTTCACCGCGGCGGTGTACGGCTACCAGACCGAGACCGACTACCCGACGCCATGCCCGATCATCCCCGGCAGCGGGCCCGCCACCCCGTCGACCATTGCCGCGGGCAACCAGGCCACCGGGCTGCTCGCCGTCGAGAACATCCTCGGAGTCGCGCAGTGAGTAGCGTCCGCAGCGTCGACGAGCTTGCCCAGCGCGGCGGCGAAGGGTTCTACCGCTGGTTCAACCAGGCGCGCGTCGTGCTCATGTTCGCGCTCGGCTGCGGGCTCATCATCTACTCCGTCATCGACTCGGCGACCAACCTCGCCTACATCATCGTCGGCGCCGTGCTCATCGGCCTGGTGCCCGTCGACCAGTGGCTCGCGCGGCTCCCCCGCCAGCCCGACGACAGCGGCAACGGGGAGACGTGAGGGGTCATTCCATCGCCCTGTGGGCCGGGCTGACCGCCCTGTTTACCAACCTCGCCGCCGTCCTCGCGGTCAACGTCCTCGGATCCAGCACCGCCCACAAGCTCATCGGCGCAACGCTCTCGTCCGTGGTCATCGGCGCCGGCGTGTACTGCAAGCAGCGCTGGGACGACGCCAGGAGAACCAGTGGGAGCCAACGGCCTCCTGTCGCCGAGTGAACTAGCGCCCATCGCCGGCGGGCAGCTCGCCACCGACGCCGCCGCCGCCTTCAACGCCATGAACGTCCAGGCGCGCGCCCGCGGCGTCGAGCTGCGCCCCACCGGCTCCGCGTCCTCCTACCGCACCCTCGCGCAGCAGCGCGACCTCTACGCCGCCTACCTCGCCGGCACCGGCAACCTCGCCGCCCGGCCCGGCACCTCAAACCACGGCCTCGGCTTAGCGGTCGACCTTGCCACCCCCCAGATGCGCGCCTTGGTCGATCACATCGGCCGCCAGTACGGGTGGAGCAAGTGGTGGTCAGACGCCCCCTCGGAGTGGTGGCACCTCACCTACCAGCCCGGCCACTACCAGGGCCCCGACCCCGGCCCCTACGGCCCACAACCACTACCAACCATCCCCGACACACCGGAGGACACGATGGCTATCGCAGTAGCAACCATGCCGGACGGACGTTTCGAGGTGTTCATCGAGAAGGCGTCGGACGGCAGTGTCTGGCACGCCTGGCAGGCCAAGGAGGGCGGCTGGGCCGGCGCCGAGTCCGGCAAGCAGAACGCCAAGTGGTATCCGCTCGGCACACCCGGCAAGGCGCCGTGACCATCACCTTCGCCGACATCTCCGAATACCAGGAGCGCTTCGACGCGGACGCGTACCTGCGCGGCGGCTACCGCGTCATCATCGTCCGCGTCCACTCCGGCTATCGCCCCGACCACAAGTGGCCCGAACGGCTCGCGTACGTGCGCTCCAAACCGTTCACCGCCGTCGGCTACTACCAGTACCTCGCCGCCACCCGAGACGCCGCCGCGCAGGCCCGCGAGTTCGTCGCCTGCGTCGGCGTGCTGCGCCCCAACGAGTTCCCGATCCTCGACCTCGAGTCCGGGCCCGGCGACCAATCGCCGCGCGCCCGCGCGTGGTTTGACGTCGTCGACGCGTGGGCCCGGTTCCCCGCCACCCTCTACTCCGGCAAGGCGTTCCTCGACGAGCACCTCGGCGGCCCCGCCCGCTGGCGCCGGCGCCCGCGGTGGATCGCCGCCTACCCCGGCGGCTCGACCCCGCAGCTCGCCGGGTACCCGGCCGGCGCGACGTGGTGGCAGTTCACCGACCACGCCCAGTTCCCCGGCCTCGCCGGCGGCGTCGACGGCAACGTATTCCCCGACAGCCTCGACGCGTTCCTCCCCGCGGCACGCCCAGGGTCATCCCCGGCGCCCGCGCCGCCGCCTCAGGCTCAAGGTGAGGTTGCGGTCGCGCGGATGCCCGGTGGGCGCCTGGAGGCGTTCTGCGAGCTCACGGACGGGTCGGTGTGGCACGCGTGGCAGCAGCCTGGCCGGCGGGACCGGTGGACCGGCTGGGCGCCCTTGGGGACCCCCGGTGGTGGCGGCTAGGCGACCGCCGGTCCGCGACCCTGGCTGCGGCTCGTTCTGGCGCCGGTCATGAGGTCTCAAACGAGCTCGTCGAGTTCGCCCGGGCGGATAACAAGCAGCGCCAACCCCCGCGCCCAGTACAGAGCGCGCACGTGGCTGAGCAGTTGTTCGGCCGCGTCGCTGTCATCCTCGTACCCGTAGACGTGCAGCCCGCCGCCGTCGGGCGCGTCGAACAGGATCATGCACCGCTCGTCGCCGCGGTCAGGATGCTGCTCGAGCGCCGCGGTCATCGCGTCGCCCAGTTGCGCGAGCCGGTCCGGTGGCGGGCTCATCCCTCAGCCGGCCGCGGCTACCGGGAGACCGCGGTCGTCGTCCTCGTCCTCCTCGTCGTCGTCGAGCAGGAACGTCTCGGCGCGCACGCCGAGCGCGTTGGCGATCGCCTCGAGGTTGCGACGCTGCGGGACCACGCGACCGTTCTCCCACCGCGACACCTGGGCGTCCGCGACACCCATCGCCTGCGCCAGCGCCGTCTGCGTCATCCCCCGATTCTCACGCGCGGATTTGATCCGGCGCCCGATGCGCTTTCCGTAGTCCTCGGGCATCACGACAACTCTGCATGTCTGGACACGATCTGTCCATGCCGTTGCAACGCTATACACAAATTGGCAATATACCTGCTCAGCGGCAGTTCCGGGCGAGGGTTTACGGGGGCCGCGAGATGAGCGCCAGCCGCTCGGGGATGGCGCTCGTCTCCCAGTAGGGCCCCGAGCCGTCCAGGATAGGGAGGGATGGGCATGTCTGAGCAGGGTTCCGGATCTCGGCAGCCGCCGAGGCGCGCGTCGCTGCGGCGTCGCCACATCGCGTTCGAGCTCGACCGGGATGGGCTGCCGGTGGTCGTCGGCGTGTTCGACCCGACATTGCTCAACATCAATCGTCCGCAAATAGCGGACGGGATATCTCACCCGGTGAGAAGCCTCTCACCGGGTGAGGATCTACAGGACGGCGGTGGGCGTGCAGAGTGCAGCGCCATGGAAGCCGCAGGCAACCTCGACGCTCCGCCCATCGGGACCAACATCGTGCTGGCGCGATGGCTGGCCGGTCACATGGGACAGCGCAAGCTCGCCGCGCAGCTCGGGATCTCGCAGTCCCGGCTCAGCGAGTACGAGAATGGGCACCGCATCCCGAAGTGGCCCCAGCTCGTGCAGATTGCCCGTCACACCGGCATCGCCGACCCCGGCTGGTTCTACCTAGACCACTCCGACCTGGTGGCCGACATGGTCGCCGAGAAGGCGAGCCTGGCGTCGTGAGCGACACCGTCTTCACCGTCATCACCATCGGGCTGGGCATCATGCTCGGCCTGACACTGGTGGCGCTGTTGGTGCTCCTGGCGCTGGTGATCGAAGACCGGCAGCATCACCGCCGGCGTCGACGCGCCCGCGCGAACGGAGAGACCGAGCCGCCCGAGAGCCTGGAGGCCTTCGGCGTGGACATCTCGGTCTGGCCGTCTCGCGCGCCGCGCAACGGCGCCAGCGAGGAGGCGTCGGCATGAGCGGCTTCGCAACCCGCGACCGTCATGCCGAGCCCCACGATGATGACTGCTGACCTGGCCACCACCGCCACCGACCCGATCACCGGCGAGCTGCTCGAGCATCTCGACCAGCAGCCCGCCGAGAAGCTCGCCGAGACGCTGAGCAACATCCACTCCCGCCAGGCCGACCTCAAGGCCTGGCAGGGCGCGCTGGACGCCGAGCTGCGCCGCCGGCTGAAGCTGCGCCAGACCAAGATGGCGATCTTCGGCGACTGGGAGGTCGAGGCATCCGTCAGCCGCTCCCGCGCATGGGACGCCGACAAGCTCGAGGCCGTGATGGCGCGCCTGGTCGACGAGGGCGTGATCCGCGCCGGTGACACCTCCGACGTCATCACCCGCCCGCCCGTCGTCGCCGGCAAGGCCGCGCTGGCATTGCGCTCCCGGCTCACCGGCGACGCGCTCACCCTCATCGACGAGACGTGGGCGTGGAAGGAACGGCCGGGCGCGGTGACCGTCACCCGCTCCGTCGACCTGCTCGACGCTCTCCCGGAGGCGACTGAACCGGCCCCGGTGATGGACCAGGCGCCGGGGCCGGTTGAGCCGCCCCCGGAGACGTGGGCCCCGGCCGCAGACCGGCCTGCGCCGGGGCCCGCCGCACTCGCACTCAACCCCGAGGAGCTGTTCGCATGACCACCACCGCCATCGAACGCCACGCCGGCAACGGCTCCGGCGTCACCCTGTTCCCCGGCACCACCGCCGCCGAGATCATCGGTGTCGCCGCCGACGTCGCCGCCCAGTTCTCCGACGTCGTCAAACGCCAGAAGATGTTCCAGCGCATCGGCAGCAACGAGCACGTTCTCATCGAGGCGTGGCAGACCATCGGCGCGCTCACCGGCGTCGTCGCCGACGACGGCACCGTCACCGAGCTCGCCTGGCCCGCCATCGAGCCGCTCAGCGAGGACGAGCCACCGCTCCCACAGGGCAGCGAGCCGCGCGACCGCACCACCCCCGAGTGGCGCGCCTGGAACGAGGCCGACAAGACCCGCCGCGCCTGGGAGGGGCACCGCGACATGCTCCGCGCCCGCGCGCTCGGCCGGTCCTTCGGGTTCAAGGCCGAGTTCCGCGCCGCCAAGAACGGGCAGCCGGTCGGGTGGGGCGAGGGGCGCTGCACCCGCGGGGAGACGTCCAAGGTCAACCAGGACGACTACGCGCTGGCGTCGATGGCGCAGACCCGCGCGCAGTCCCGCGCGCTCGGCGCCCCCCTGAAGTTCGTGGTCAAGCTCGCCGGCTACGAGACCACCCCCGCCGAGGAGCTCGACGGCAACACGCCGGCCGCCGCTGCCGGTGGCGAGGACCCGGCGCAGGCCCGGCGGATCGAGCAGCTCGAGGCCGAGCTCGCCGCCGCCAACGAGCAGCTCGCCAAGCAGGGCGCGCCCTGGGGGCCGGTCACCGACAACAACGAGGACCTCGAGCAGGCCGCCCAGATCGTCCAACGCCTCGTCCCCCAAGCCACCGGCGAGGATGCCGCCCGCTTCGTGACCGAGATGGGCAACCAGTTCGACGGGATCCCCCAGGCGTGCATGAAGATGCTGCGCGCGCTCCTGCGCCAAGACCTCTGGATCGTCCCGCCCGAGAACGCGCCCGCGGCGCAGGGCAGCGGATACCGCCGTCAGCCCACGCCTGACCAGGTGTACCCGCCCGGCAGCCGCCGCGACTAACCAGGAGGCCAGGAAATGCCGTTCAACCCCGACAAGACCCGGTCGGCTGGTGGTGACGCGCCCGGATGGGACGAGCCCCCGGCCCCCGGCACCTACCAGGTCGAGCTCGCCGACGGTGACGCGTTCACCAGTAAGCGCGGCGAGGACTGGGCCAAGCTCCGCTGGCGCGTCCGCGTCGGCCACCTCCAGGGTCACGAGTGGGATGTCCTGTGGCCGCTCGAGGAGGACTCCCCGCGCCTGGATCGCACCGCCAAGGAGCTGACCAAGCTCGGCGTCGACCTCGACGGGATCGCCGACCTCTCGGAACTGGCCGGTGCCATCGGCCAGCGCGTCGGGCGCCGCTACCGCGTTGCCGTCAGCCAGAACGGCAACTTCACCAACACCGACACGCAGGGCCAGGACACCCAGCTTGACCTCCCCGTCGGCAACGGCGCCGCCGTCGAGCCTGACCTGCCCGTCGACGTCAGCGACTTCGAGACCCAGACGGTCAAGCCCGGCCTGTTCGACGACGACGACATCCCCTTTTAGGCCAATGCGCGCCCCCGTGGCGCCCCTGCCCCCAGCCAGCGACTCGGGGCAGGGGACAAGACCAGCACTTGTCAACCAACTCTGCCCGCGATGCCACCGACCGACCCTCGAACTGCACCACAGCCTTCAGCTGCACGGGACCTGCTGCCAGGACTGCTACGAGCGGGGTGCGCCGCCCAGCGACCAGGCGCGCCACTACAAGCCGCGCCGCGAGCGGCCGGTGCCGCGGCCCCGTCCGACGGAGTACGAGCAGCTCGTCACCGACGTTCACGCCGCGCTGGACGCCGCCAACGTCGCCGTGCACGGACGGACCGGGAGCGTGTTCGGGCTCGGCGACCCCCGGCTGCCGCTCATGGGCTACTGCCCCGCGTGCCGGACCGGCACGGTCGCGATCCGGCTGATCCGCGGCGCGCGCGCCTCGCACGCCCGGACCGAGGGGTGCAGCGATGGCTGCCCCGGCGAGCGGGTGCTGGAGGTGATATGGCCGAGATAAGCACCGACGAGGTCGCGCGCCGGCGCCGCCAGCGCGACGGGCTCGGCAAGGCGCGCCCCCGGGGCGTGCTGCCCTACCTGCCCGACGACGACCTCGACCTGCTGCGCCAGTGGCTGACCCTCGCGTTTCATCCGATGCTGCCGGGCGTCGAGTTCGAGGTGTTTGACCGCTCCAGCGTGCGCAAGACCGACCCCTGCGTCGTCAGGTTCCGTAACGGCCGCGAGCGGCACACGTTCCGCTTTGACCGCCAGGCCGACCTCCAGGGCGCCGGGTTGCGCGCCGCCGTGGTCGGCGCGAGCAGCGGGTTTCTGAACATGCCGCACCTGACCGCGACCGAGATCGAGGACGTGTGGGTGGCGCTCTGCCGCCTGGCGCGCGTCATGACCGAGCACGACGCGCTCGATGAGGCGACCAACTGGCTGCACAACCTCCTGGACGAGTCCCGGCCGCTGGCCGGGCATACGCTCGCGTCCGACGGGCGCCACAACGCGCTCATGGCGATGCGCGCGCAGGGGCAGTTCACCCGCCGCGATGCCGAACGGCTGGTCAAGGGCGAGGAGGGGTGGATGCGCCGCCCGATCCGCTTCGTGGACGAGCAGTCGGGCGCGCAGTGGCTGCGGTCCAGCGAGACCTACGCGTTCGTGTGCTTCGTGTGCGGCGCGCGCGGCCTGGACCGCAACGGGCTCAAGGCGCGGCTCTCCGAGATCGAGGTCGAGGCGCAGCGCTTCGAGGCCTACCAGCCGCCGCATCCGAAGCTGATGCTCTACCGGCTGACCGAGCCGCTCGTGGAGTACGCCGAGTCGGCCTCGCTGACCCCGCCGCCGGCCGCCTCGGTAGCCCCCGCGAAGCCCGCTCAGGGACGCCTGGAGGACCAAAAGTGACCTCCCGCCTTCCCGCGACCCCCGTTAACGCGGAAAGTCGATATGTCTTTCATCTTGTTTTTTCGCCCTACTCCGTAGGGTATCGCGGGAAAGCGGGAGAAGCTTGCGGGGGCAACCATGCCTGATCTGTGCGCTTCCTGCAAGGCGCCGATCCGGTGGGCGCTGACCCCCAAGGGCAGCCTCATGCCCCTCGACCCCGAGCCCGACCGCGAGGGCGAATGGAAGGTCGTCGACGGGTGGCCCAGCGACCCGCCACGAATCGTCTACGTCCCTCCCCAGTCGCGCGTCGGGCTCGACGGGCAGCTCTGGCGCGTCCACTGGGCGAGCTGCCCCTACGCCGAGCAGCACCGCAGGCGCCGATGACCCCGACCGGGTACACCACCGCCCGCGAGCACGCGATCCGCGCGTCGGAGCTGCTCAACGGCGTCGACGAGTACGACCAGCAGCTCCAGAGGCTCGACGAGGCCGAGCGGCTGCACATGATCGCCGCCGGCGCGACCAGTGCCGCGAACGCGCAGATGGAGTTCTGGCGCGACCTGGCCGTCGCGCACGCGCAGACCGCGCTCGCGCTCGCCGCCACCGAGGAGGGGTCGTGATCGAGCCCCTGCTGATCCTCGACTCCCGCGAGCAATGGTGGCCGGTCGCCGTCGAGACCATCCCGCAGGTCGGCGGCACCGTCGACGGGCAGCCCGCCGACCCGCACGACCTCCCGGCCGTCGGCGGCCGCATCGACCTCCCCAAGGACATGACGCAGCCGCAGGTCGGGACGCGCGGCTACCACCGCGTGCAGGACGGCGGGTCGCTGTGGTGGCACCAGTTCTGGCTGTTCTACCTCTACAACCCCAAGACCTACGCCGGCATCGGCGCGCACGAGGGCGACTGGGAGATGGTCCAGCTCGGGTGCCGCGACCCCGAGGGCAACGTCCCCATCCTCATGACCTGCTCGCAGCACGGCGGCGGGGAACGCCGCGAATACTGGCGCACCGAGCTACGCGACGGTCGCCCTGCCGTGTACGTGGCGCGCGACAGCCACGCCAACTACTTCGCGCCGCACCGCGACGTCACCGACCAGGCCGACGGGCAGGGCCTCGAGCTGACCGGCATCGAGTGGCTGGGGTTCGGCGCCTGGGCTGACTGGCCGGGGCGGTGGGGCAACTCGGAGAACTCGCCGGGGCCGCTGGCGCCGCGGCGGGAGTGGCAGGCACCGCACGCGTTCCACGGGCAGGCGCGCGGATGACGACCAACCTGGAGCAAAACGGGGGTTCATGCAGCGCTCTCGCGCAGCCGCTTGATGCGTCGTTCCGCTGTCCGTCGGGTGATGTTCCAGTGCTTGGCGAGCGCCGGTGCTTTCCAGTCCAGCAGTTCGGCGTCGGCGCGCCACCGCTCGAGTTCGGCATTGCTCGCTGCGGGCCGTCCGGCCGCTCCATTGCGAGCGAGGCGGTCGATGAGGTAGCGCCGCTCGGTGTCGTCCGCGATCTCACTGAGGGTTCGCTTAGCGATCGCGTCGAGCTCTCGACGACGTGCTGTCGGGATGCGCCGCCGGCGACTCTCGCGGGCGTGCTCGTCGAATGTCATTCCGTGCTTGGCTTGCGCGCGCGCCCGCTCCGGGATCGGCGAGGCGCGCATCGCGCCGCTGTCCCGCAGCCACCCGAGATGCCTGGCGCGATCGAGCAGCGACTCACCGGTCGGCGAATGCCACGCCGTTGCCGCTTCCGCCAACGGACGGCGATGTTCGTTGCTGGCGGATTTGTCCATCATCGGTGCCAATTCCTTGGCTCCTGCGTTGTAGGCCAGCACCCGCGAGACGTCCTCGTAGTGCATGCCGCAGGCGATCAGGAAATAGTCCAGCTCGGCTTCGCGCCATGCCTCGTGCCCGGTTGCCATGTGATAGTCGCGCCACGCGCCCGACGTTGCGATGTCGACTACCGCGTCGGTGAGTTCGGCGACACGCCCGAGATTCTGAATGTGGCTCGTGAACGTCAGAACGCGCCGGCCATTGGGATCGACCAGGTTCATCCGACGCCTCGCATTCCGCGCGGATGCGCCTTGCCGGTCTGGCGGCAGTAGGCGGCGATATGGGCGACCTCGTGCTCGAGAACCAGTTTCAGCCGTTCGGGCGGGGCGCTATCGCGACCACCGCCGCTCTTGATGCCCGCTGCGGTGTTGGCGCGACCCGCGAAAACGCCGATGGGAACGTCGCCGTTGACCGCCCACCACTTCTCGAGCTCGCGGATCTGCCCCATCGTGAGGCTGGAGCTTTCTTCGATCGACACGGGCCTGATGAAAGCGTCGTGCGTGGAGACGGCGCCGGCGTCGAATGGGCGTCGGCGCTCCTGCTCAGCGGCGATGTCACCCATTGCGGCCAGCACCCGAGCATGCAGGACCGTCGGCAGGTTGTAGCGCTCGAGAACCTCCGCGACCGCATGCAATTGCTCAGCGGTGAACGTGACATCACTGTCGCCCAGCGGCACCGTCACGCGTTCCGCGCCCGGTGTGACCGATTGGACGTGGTAGGCGACGTCGATCAGGCGCGGTTCGCGTTCAGTTGGAGCGTCGCGCTCTCGGAGGTCATCGGCACCGTCATCACCAATGGTGATCTCGTGACTGATTGGCGCGAGGTACTCCTTGAGCTTCTCGATCAGCACCGGGACGTCGGGCACGACGACCACTGCCGGGATGACCCGCCCGCGGTTGCGCTCGATCGCCGTGACGCGTTGAGCGCGGGCGACGACCTGGCGGACGTAGAGGTTCGTCAGCTTGTTGGTGGCGTAGCCGACGACGACGATGTCGGGACAGTCGTAGCCCTCGCCGGCCATGTCGACGGTGCACAGGACACCCACTCGGTCCGAGCGTCGGAACGCCTCGAGTGTGCGGGCGGCGTCGGGATCGTCGCTGACGGCGATCTCGGCCAGGGGCCGCAGACCGCGCGCATGCATCTGCTCGTTGACCTCGTTTTGAAAGAGCCGGGCGTCGGCCTGACGGGCGGCGACGATCAGCGCTTTGACGTGGTGGCCGCCGAGCGCGTCGTGCGCCTCCTGCAGTCGATCGAGGATGCTGCGGACGAACGCCTCCCGCCATGGGTGATGAGCGCCGAGTTCGCGCAACGTCGCACGCGCCGGCGCCTCATCCAGGTCGGCCATGTTGGAGTCGATCATCTCGAACTGAGCGGTGTCGAACAGCTCAACGCGCCCGTCGACGTGGCGGATGTCGATCGGCCGCAGCTCGCCCTCGCGGATGATCTGCTCGGCGGGGACGTTCCAGTCCTGCTCGGCCTCGAGGCGGTTGTCGCCGAGCGTGCGGTAGCGAACGGTGGAGATCCGCTCGTCGACGCGAGACCGCCACAGGGTGCCCGAGAGATTGAGGACTCCGGCGACGTTGAGGCCGACGTCGACCTCGCCCGCGAGCTCGGCGACATTGCGTGCCCACGCCGGGCGAGTACGACCCTCGCGCTCGCCGACGTGGTGGACCTCATCGAGTACCAGCAGCGTGCGCTTGGCGCGTGCAGCGTGACGATGCACGTTGAGGGTGTCGGCGTTCAGAGACTGGTAGGTCGTGACGACGCCGTCCTGCCCCGGGCGCTCGAGCTCGGCGCCGGGCTTGAGCTCAATGTGCCGGGCGCCGAACAGCGCGCCCGTCCACTGCTCCACGAGCGTGCGCCGCGGCGCGAGGACGACCATGCGGTCGATGACGTCGGCGTCGTGCAGCGCCTCGAACACGAGGCCGGTGAAGATCGTTTTGCCGGCGCCCGGGGCAGCGCTCAGGGTCGCGGCGCCATCGTTGATGATGCGCTTGACGATGGTGTCCAGTGCCGCGAGCTGCCACTCGCGCGGCGTGGTGCGCGTGTCCCGGACGTCCTGGGCGCCCTGTACGAGATTGCAGCGGGAGCACCACGCCTCAAGGTTGGACTCGACGAGCGCGCCGCCGTGGGTATGCGAGCGCAGATGCGCGACGTGGAAGGTGTCGAACTCGATCGACTTGCCGCAGCCGTCACGCTGGCAGATGCCATTCGAGCGTTGATAGACGGACTCTCGCATCGCGCGAGAGGGCCGTTTGCGCGGCCGGTCTTGGGACTGCATGAGGGTTCCGTTCAGTTGAGGATCGTGATGCCTGCGACAATAATACGCGAATTTTTGTCGCAAGTTACATTTGCCATATCGGCCCGGTGGCCTAGGAGCATGAGGGTTCCGTTTGAGGCGCCGGGTCGACTTACGTTTCGGGATGACTGCGACCCTCGGGGCGTGCGCGGATGATCGGGTTCGTCGTCCTCGGCCGCCCCCAGCCCGCCGGCAGCAAACGTGCGTTCGCTGTCCGCAAAGGCGGCCGGCTCACCGGTGCCGTCGCCGTCGTCGAGACCGCGGAAAAGCGCGTCCGCCCCTGGCAGGCGCTAATCCGCGACGCCGCCCTCCAAGCCATGCAAAGCCAGGAGCTACTCGACGGCGCGCTGATCCTCGAAGTCGACTTCTACCTCGCGCGCCCCCGCTCGCACTACCGCACCGGCCGCCATAGCGAGCAGCTGCGCGACGCCGCGCCGTCCTACCCCACCACCCGCCCGGACGCGACCAAGCTCCTCCGGGGCCTGGAGGACGCGCTCACCGGGATCGTGTGGCGCGACGACGCGCAGATCGTCACGCAAGTCGCGCGCAAACGCTACGGCACGCCGGAGCGCGCCGACGTGCTCGTCGACCACGCATACCCCAACCTCAGCGACATCACCCCTGACCGGCAGTACCTCGGCCGGCTGTTCGCCAGCACAGAGGAGGAGGCATGACCATCAAAGCCCAAGAGTCCTACGACGCCGCGGTCGCCAGTCTCACCGCCACCATCGCGCACATCGACGCCGCCATCGCCGTGCTCAACGCCCCCGGGAAAGCCATCGGCTACGACGAGGGACTGCGCAGCGGGCAGATCGGGCAGGCCGTCGCCGTCCGCGTCCGCAACAGTCTCGCCGCCGCCCGGGAGGACCTTGCGCACCAGGCCGCGCAGATGATCCGCATGGAGCAGCCGTGACCGCCGACCGGCCCGAGGGCGCGTGCCCCGGGTACTGCTGCGCCGCGTTCACCTACCCGCGGACGCTCAGCCAGATTCGTCGCGACCCGCCCGCCTACGACGGGGAGATGATCGCCGACATGCTCATCCCGCTGACGCCGAAGCAGGCGCGGGAGCGCTATGAGCGGTTCGGCGGGCCCGCGGAGCGCTCCGGGTTCCGCTGGAAGTCCCGCGGGCACCACTTCACCTGTCGCCACTGGGATGAGGAGACGCGGCTGTGCACGGTCTACGAGGACCGGCCGGCGATGTGCCGCGACTACCCGTACGGGCAGGAGTGCCAGCACGGGTGCGGGCGCGTGGGCGGGCTGCCGTCGGAGGAGCGGATGCGGATTCGCGAGGAGCGGTGGGCGAACCAGTGGAAGGCGTACGAGGCGCCCAAGCCCGCGGAGAGGCTTCCGTGAGGCTCTCCGGGATCAGGTCCGGCGACATCATCCGCGCCGGCGGCATGCACGCCGTCGTCATCCGCAAAGACCGACGCGCGCTCGTCGTCAGCCTCCTCACCGGCGCCGGCACCCGCCGCATCCACGCCGACGAGATCGAGGCGCACTGGCGCCGCGCCGGAATCAGCGCCACCCGCTGGCGCATCCCGCCCTCGCCACGCCGTCCCGACCCCATCCAGGACTGACGACGTGCGCGCTCTCATCCTGCCGATCCTCGCGAGCCTCACCGGCTGCGCCCCCATCGTCGACGAGCTCGCCCCCACCGGCGCGCCGCGCCCCGAGAAACCCACCCACCACTGGCGGCCACGACGCCGGCGGCCCGACCCGCCGTTTCACACCGCGGTCGCGTCCTTCTACGGGTACGGCGGCGCGACCACCGGCGCCTGCGGTGCCCTGCAGAGCAACGGGGTCGCCAGCCGCACGCTGCCGTGCTGGACGCGGCTGACGATGTGCGCGGCCAGGTGCGCGGTCGCGGTCGTCGACGACCGCGGACCCTACGTGGGCGGCCGGGATTTTGACCTGTCGGTCGGGCTGGCGGAGTCGATCCGGTTCCCGATGAGCGCCGGTGTCGCGCCGGTCCGGTGGCGTCTCGCGCCATGACCGGCCGGCTGCTCACCGGCCGCGAGGTCGCCGACCGGCTCGGATTGAGCACCAAGACCGTGCTGCGCTGGGCGCAAACCGGGGAACTCCCAGCCATCCGCCTGTCAAACCGGGCGATCCGGTTCCGCGAGGACGAGCTCGACGAGTGGCTGAGAGCGCGGGCGACGCCGTACCGAGCAGCGCCAACCGTCGGTGGCGCCGCCCGCACCGGCAGGCTACATTCCCTCGTGCCAACCGTCGTTGATACCGAGGAGCAGCCATCATGGCCCGAGCACTGACCGGGAGCGTCTACCGCGCCAAGGGCGGATACGGGATCCGCTGGGAAGAGAACGGCAAACGCACCCAATACACCCCCCGGCCGTCATTCGCGACCAAGACCGCCGCGCGCGACTGGTTCGCCGAGACCGTCAAACCCCGCCTGCGCGCCACCAGCCCCGCGCCACCCAACCCCGACCTGTCGTTCGGGGAGTTCTGCGACCGGTTCCTGGCGCGGCAGACCACCGCGCCCAGCACCATCAACACGCTCCGCGACCGGCTCGCCCCGGCTCGAGGCACGTTCGGGGCATGGACACTCGCCGAGCTCGAGTACGCCGGCGCCGACATCGCCGCGTGGCGCGCCAGCCTCCCCGAAGGCTCCCGGTTCCGGCACACCGCCGCCTTGCGGCAGTGCCTCGCCGCCGCTGTCCGCTGGCGCTACCTCACCCGCAATCCCGCCGTCGACGCCGGATCCAACCCCAAGCCCCGGTCCAAGGAGATCGACCCGTTCACCCCCGGCGAGGTCGACGCGATTCTCGCCGAACTGGCCGCCCCGGATCTGCAGCTGGTCACCTTCGCCGTCGAGACCGGGCTGCGGCCCGAGGAGTGGTGCGCGCTGGAGCGCCCCGATCATGACCGCCGGCACCGCCGGATCCTGGTGCAGCGCAAGTTCGCTAAGGGGCGTCTCACCCCCTACCCGAAGACGAGCCGCCGCAGCGTGCCGCTGACCGCCCGCGCGCACGCCGCCTTGGCTGAGTTGCCGCCGCGGATCGACACGCCCATCCTGTTTTCCGCCGCGCAGGGCGGCCGCCTCGCGCTGGATAATTGGCGGTCACGCGTCTGGTATCCCGCGCTCGGGCTCGCCGGCGTCCGCCAGCGCGGGCCCTACGCGCTACGCCACACGTTCGCCACCGAGGCGCTGGCCGCGGGCGTGTCGACGTTCGAGCTGGCGCGGGTGATGGGCACGTCGCTGGAGATGATCGACCAGCACTACGGGCATCTGGCGCACGACTCCGAGGACTCGATCCGGGCTCGGCTGGATGCGCGTACCGCGCGAAATGGCGTCCAATTGGCGTCCAGCGAGGACGGCGACCGGTGACCGGAAGCAGAAAAACCCGCTGTTTGCAGCGAGTTCATGGAGCGCGCCCGGAGAGATTCGAACTCCCGACCTTCGGTTCCGTAGACCAATTTCCGCGTGCACCCACGATTCTCACAAGCACCCAGAAGCGCCGGGTTTGCAGGACATTCCATGACCGCGCGACGTTGGCGCCTGTAGCTGCGGGGGCTCGCGGGCCGGCTCAATTGGCGTTCAATTGGCGTCGAGGGCGATGAACCGCGCCGACGCTCAGCGGCTCGTCGACCGCCTCCGCGAGGTCCGCGAGGACCGCGGGGCCACCGCCAACGAGGCGGCCGTCGCCGCCCGCAAGGCCGCCAGCCTCGTCGACCGGTTCCAGCTCAACCAGCCGCCCCCGCGGCACCGGCAGGCGCCCGCGGGTCCGCCGCCGCGCCGCCGCGCCCGACCGCGGCCCGTTCCCGTCGACGAGGTGCTGCGGATGAGCGACCTGGTGTTCGCCCGCGCGTTCGTGCCCGACTGGGAGTTTGACCCGCGGACCGGGAAGGGCTCAGACAACGTCCGCGTCGTCCGCTACCAGGACCACGCCAACTGGAGGATCGAGGTCGACCCGTGACCGGACTGGGCGAGGTCCGCCCGCTGCCGTCACGGCAGAGCCTGCTCGACGCCCGGCAGGTCCGCGACTGCGTGCGCTCCCTAAAGGGCGTCGCCGGCCGGATGCCGGCCTGCGACTCGCGCAAGCTGCTCAACGCCACGGTCACCGATCTGATCTACATCGCCTTCGTCCTGCACGGCGAGTACGACGGGCGGTACCGCTGATGGGCCAGAACGTCTGCCGAGGCTGTGGCGATCCGATCCCGTCATCTCGCGGTAACCGTCCGCGCCTCTGGTGCTCCGATCGTTGTCGCAAGCAGACTCTCTACGGCGGTCGCTGCGCTGATTGCGGCAAAGAGCTGAACGGCTCAGATGGGCACGGTCCAAACGCGCCGCAGCATTGTGCTCAATGTGCGCCCAAGCATGTCGAGCACCCACCGACGCAGAAGCGTCAGATGGCAGAAGCAATGTGGGCAGCCGGCGCAACATCTGCGCAAATCAGAGCAGCGACGGGATACCTGGTCCAGAATCTTCGGGCTCGTGGCGCTGATCTGCCGCATCGGCGTAGACCGGATCAGGTCGAACGGATACGCAGCGGACGATGGGGCCAGCCATGACCGAGCATCTGGGCCAAGGTGACCGTTGGGCTGAGCGTCGCGTGGGCACGGGCGTGACCCGAGAGCAGCAAGCCGCCGAGGCGGCGAGGCCCGAGCATGGCGGGCAGCGCGACGCTCAGCCGAACGTGGGCCTTTCCGAAACGTGGGCCGACGAGGACGAGGACCTTTTCTGCGAGTGCGGCACAACGCTTCTCGATGGCGAGGGGCCGCTCTGCGCCACTTGTCGATGCGCGCCGCACGGCCGCGACTGCCCGTGTGACGAGTGCGAGGCGTATTGGGAGCGCATCTGCCGAGAGTCCGAAGTTGCCGCTGAGAAGGCCAACCGGGCGCTCGTCTGCTCGTGCGGGTGGACCGGCGCGTTCATCGAGCACCACAACTCGGAGGCATACGGCCCTGTCGCACGAGCTGGCTGCGAAATCGTGTACCGCTACCCGGCCGACGTGCGCCAGCAGCTCGTCCGAAAGGCGTGGAATGGCTCTGAGTGGCGACAGGTCGGAGAGCAGCTATGAGCGACCAAGCCCGCGTGGGCCAATACGTATCTCCGACCCCGGCGGAACACAACGTTGCGGTCTGGCTCGCGCGTAACGCTGGCATGACCATCTCGTGGGAGCGCCTTGACGGCTACCAGCGAAACGCCTGGGTGGAGAAGGCGCGGGAGGTTATCCGCGTCGTGGACGGCAGCCGAGCCGCGTCCGACCAGTTTGAGGCTCGCCACCGAGCGATCCAGGTGGTTGGGCGGGAGATTGGTATTCAGCTCGCGCTCGATCCTCTTGCTCATCGGCAGGGCCTGACGGCTGATGCTGTTGGTCGCATCATCGACGCTTACGAGGAAACCCGGAGCGGGGCGAGCGCCACTCAAGCCCCGCTCTCAGGTCCCGTTGGCGCGAAACCTGAGCCTACGCCTCGGGGGCAGAGCGATGGGTGAGCACCTCGAGCGCCCCGAGCTGCTCGCCCGCCAATCCGAGTACGGGTACGTCACCATCAACCCCGACAACCCCGACACCAGCCGCGCGCTGCGCCACGAGCCCGAGCCCATCACCCCCGACCAGGCCGAGCAGCTCCACTACCGCCAAAGCCTCCGTCGCCGCCAGCAATACCAGGCCGTCAAAGGCAGCATCCTCGCCAGCCTCGACCAGCTGGCCCAGGACGCCGATCACCGCCAGCGCCGGCTCATTCGCAACGCCGAACGCGCCATCAAATCCCTGTAAACACCGGGTCTCGGTGTAGTATTTCCCGGCGAGCGCGCGGGCCGGGCAGTCCGCAACCGACAAGCGGACAGGCAGACACGCCCCACAGCAGGCCGTAGTCCCCGCTGCGCCCACACCCTCTCAATGATCGCCCCATGCGCCGAGCCCGGCTGCCCGCAGCCAGCTGCCTACCGCGGCCGCTGCCGCGCCCACGCCCGCGTCTCTGAACGCGGCATTCTCCGCGCCGGATATCACCTCTACCGGACCAAACGCTGGCGGCTGACCCGCGAACGCCAGCTACGCGACCACCCATTGTGCGAGTGCGGCGCCATCGCCGAGCACGTCCACCACCGCACCGACCTGGCCGCCGGAGGCGCAGCCTTCGACCCCGCCAACCTGCAGTCGCTGTGCGCCTCCTGCCACAGCCGCGAGACACGGCAACGCCAGGTGAACGCATGACCGGATTCCGCAGCGGCGCGACGACCTGCCCCGGCCAGTGCTGCGCCGTCCTACAGCTATCCGGCACGCTCGACGAGCTACGGGAGGCCGCCCCCATCATGCTCGACGGACCCTCCGTCCTGGCCATGATCGAACCGATCAGACGCGACGACGCGATCAAGCGCAGCCTCCAGCATGGCGCCGACCCGACCGCCATCAGCCAGGCCACGCCCGGGCGGCTGTTCACCTGCCGCCACTGGGACACCGAGACGCACCTGTGCCGCGTCTACGAGCAGCGGCCCACGATGTGCCGCGACTATCCCTACGGCGAGGCGTGCGCCCACTGCGGCCTCACCATGGGCGTCAGCCCCCTCGACCGCGCGCAGCAGCGCGCCAGGCGCGAGGGGGAGGGTCGCATGCGCGCGCATGACCCAGCAGGGGCCGCCTGGGGGCTGCCTGCGAAAAAAACCCCGCGCATGCGGGGGCAAGCCTAAAACCGAGGAGGCCTCCGCTTTGGCCAGCAAATACACCCCGGAGACGCGCGAGGCGATCTGTCGCCTCATCAAATTCGGCGCCAGCGCCAAGATTGCCGCCGAGGCCTCGGCGGCAATCTTGGCGCTGGCGCCGA